GTCCCTGTTTATTTCACCGACTATCCTGAAATCTATGGTGATATCAGAATCCTGCGTCAGCTTGCGCCCGGTGTCGATGTACTGAGTGCCCGAGGACTGGATATATTCCAATGCCGTGTAACCGTCAGGCAGTCCGCTCTGCGCTTGTGCCCTTTGCCATATAAATCTGCGCCTGCTCAAGTGCCCTCACCGACCTTCTGCGCCGCCAGGATTTTGTCTTTGAAGCTGAGCTCCCACGTTTCGCCGTTTTTAAAATCGGGCGCAGTGCCAATATACTTTGTGCCTGTCGGCAGAGTGACGGTGACATTACCGCTCGCCGCGAAGTTCAGGCGCATCCAGCACTCGAAGTTGCCTGTAGGATATGTCAGTGTTAAGGTCGTGACATCGGTGAGGCGATACTCGGTGTTGTCGGCAAGGGCTATATTTGAGCCTGTGGAGACTTTTGTCGAGACTGCCTGCGGGGTATAACCGAGCGCGGAGATAACGCCGTTTTTTGTGACGGATATATCGGAACCATTATATTGCAGTTTTCCGTTTGAATCGGAGAGCTTGTCAAGAACGTCTTTATTAGTGTGAGTATGCCCAGACTTTTTTACAAGCTCGTCGAGTGCCTCTCCGACTGTCGACATGTTCGGTAATGCGTCATTTGAATAACTAATAAAATCCGCACCGATTTGACCAACTATGAATTGCCATCTAGCTTGGTTTTCTCCGACCTTCTGTACAAATGAAAGTATAGCTTGACCAAGCAGAAATGTGGCAAAATAATAGTTGCTACCGTTAAAGCCTTGAACAATAGGTATATCCCAAGATAGATTGTTGTCTGTATCAGTGGCTATCACAACAACTCTTTTTTCGTCGGCAACTGCCGTGTCTATCTGCTCGACTGTTGTGTCGCAAGATGTGACCGTATAGTTGCCGCCGTCATTGCTTGCAACCGTCATCTTGATGACGAAATCGGATGCGCCACCGCCTAAAGCCTCGCCGTTATAGGTCGGCTTGCCGTCAGATTCGGACAGCAGGTCGAGGACTGCTTTGTTGGCATGGCTGTGCCGTGCGGCGGAATTTAAGGCTATCTCTGCTTCAATCGATTTGCTCACTTGCTCTGTGCTGCCGCTTGGTATCGCATACAACGCAGTGCCATAAATCACGGGGGCTTTGCCAATGATATCGCCATCCGCAAAAGCCACCAGCTGCGCGGCTATCTGCCCCGGTGCAGGGATGATATCACTCGTCAATGTGACAGTCACACATCCGTCAACAGGGGTTAATAACTCGGTCTGCAAATATTCTCCGGCTGAGGATTCGAAATACACTCTGTAACCGTCTGCCCCTTCGATATGCGAAGGTACAGGCAAGACGAGATTTACAATATTGTTCTCGCCCTGGTAACCTATCTCATAACCGCGCGGGTGAGCATAATCAATCGTTATCGTGGTTGTCCGCATCGTCTACCGTCTCCTCTTCCTGCAACATTTCATTGAGCATCTCTATTTTACCGAGCTGTTTGATAAGCTCGGTACGGACATATTCCAGTCGCCTCGTCAGCTGCTTTGTCTCCTGTTCAAGCTGCCTTGCCGTTTCTCTGGCTGTACCGAGTTTTTTTCCGAGTTCAGTTTTTATCATATTAGACTTACCTCCTTACGCAAGTTTTTTGTAAATACCGTTGCCGTTAAACTCCGCATACAAACCGGTGTTGTCAACAAACAGTCGTCCAGTGTACCCGCCACCGGATTTAAGTTCAAGGCTCATGCCCGCTCCGCCGCTACCGCTTGAGTAGATGTTGATTCGCGCCGGAATTGTGCCTTTTGAGTTATTAGCAAGCTGCATAAACGCTTTTGCTTCGTTTGTCGCACCTATTTCCGCACTTATATCCGTTGACCTGAATGGGGCGTGAGATATAAAACCTATACTTTCGCCGTTACTGTCAACAGTCATTATCTCGTTGACCTCGACACACTGTCTAAACCGCGCTCTTGCCTTTTCGATAAGCGCATAATCGGTCTGCCAATGTATTATTCCGGTTTTGTTCTCGTCGCTTTCGCCGAATCTAAAGCCTTTTGTGTTTATCCCATCAATGCTTGGCAACGGCGACGCAAATGTCGCGTAATAGTAGTTGTCCACCATTGCGTCAGTAACAGTCAAATAATTGTAATTTGTACCCGTCGCCATATTTGTGGCGTAGTACATTTGCAGATATCCGCCCGACAAGTCGGTTTTAAATGCATCGCTCTCTATCGACAGGCTACCGCCGTCAAGGTTTATATCGCCGCCCGTAATGTCAACATCAGACGCGATAATCTTGCCGGTGTCTAAGTTAAAGGAAAACTTTCCCGTAGGCGACGAAAGAATATCAGTCGTGATATAGCTTGCGGATATCTTGTTCGCAGCGATGCTGCGTATGACCGCGTCACCGTCTTTTGATACACCGTACTCCCAGTTCGGGGATCCGTTGTTCCAACCGTTATTAGTCCAGGCATAACCACCGGCGTTGCGGCAGTAGATGGTGTTGCTCCCCTCAAGCGTAGGCTTGTCGTGGTAATAAGTAATTACCGCGCCGTTGCCGTCCGCTTTCCGCGTGACATATAAGCCCATGCTGTTCGCGATGGTCTCGTTCAGCGCGAGTGTTGCCTGTTCGTAGTCGTTGATTTGCGCAGCTTGCTGTGCGCGGGTCTGCTCAAGTACCGCCTGCTGCTTCGGTGTAAACGCGCCCATTGTGGCATATCCCGACTGCGTTGCCGTTTCGCCCTTGCCCTCGAGCCTCGTACAGCGGTTTTGTGACTGCCACTTGACATTTGTCAGCACGACCTTTTTCGTCCCCTGCGCCGTCTCAAAGGTCATCACATCGAGCGGTCTAAGGTGCGGAAACGAGTGCGTAGTGCAGGACATCGGAGTGTATGTAAGACTGCATCGCGCGGTTTTGAGTTCCGTCACCAGTGTGCTGAGATTCATATCACTCTGCGCAAGAAGATTGCCCTCAATGTTAAAGGCATAGTCCTTTGTGCCTGCGAGGTATTCAGTCTTGTTCTCGTCGTTTCCGACGATGCGTACACCGGAAAACACGATGCTGTTTTCGGCGAAATCGGTATTGCCGGAAGTAAAACGATCCGAAGCTTTTATCACCGTGTGCTTGGCGTTTGTCGCATACCACCCGCCTGTCAGCTTGCCGTCATAGTCAATATACAAGCTCACGCCCATAAGCTCCGCAGCCCAGACAAGCACCTGACGATAGGTCAGGTTGTCCGCCTCCGGGCGTTTCGGTATCGATACACCCCTATGCAAAGTGTTCGTCGGGAGCTTCTGCGACACCCCGCACTTTGTGCAGGCATCGGCGACTATCTGATACAGTGTTGCAGGATAGGCAAGCTCAGTATCATAGGCTCGGTTGAACTTCGCCATGCGGTCATAAGCCGTTATTTTGATGCTCCGGAGCTTGCGCGGAGGGCTGTCCACCGTGTAATAGCCGATAGGCACTGTCTCCGTTGTCGAGCCCGTTGAAAAGCTTGTAGTGACATACAGCTGTGCGCCCTCGAACACCTTGTCGTCAAACGCGCCGTCGGTATTCTCAAGAGTAAAACTCAGCTCTGACATACACGCCGAGCCCAAATCAAGCTTGCTGCCCGTGACACTTGACCAGTCCACCGTTACCGCGCCGATGATGTCTTTGTCGGTGATATTAAATGCCGTGCCCTTGGTAGGCGTACAGAGGATATTGACAGACTGCACCACATCCTCTCGCAGAGCCGCAAGCCCGGCAGAAGTTATTGGATACATAACATCACCCCTTTCGCGCCACGATTTTAAAGGTCACATTGTCAACAACATTCAGACTGCTGTTGTACAGCGGCGCACTTCTGTTGCCGACATAAAACTCTTTTGTCACATATCCGCCTTCGAGCATATTTAAGTATTTGACCGTTATATACTCCGGATTGAACATTTTCAGAATCTTGCTCGCGTTCGCTATGGACAACCCGGAAAATTTAAGCGTTACCGCGTCGGTCTGTCCTATGCGCTTTTTGTGCATGACGACATCTTCGGTACGCCCCGCGTCGCTGGCAGAAGCGTCCTCAAGCTCCCATTTATATCCGTCCTCCGAGTCCGGATATACCGGCATAGTTACGCCGTCCACGGTAGCTATCGGATTGTCGCCGGGATTAAAAGCGGTTGCCACTGCTGTTCCACCTTCTTTCTTGACATAAAAAATGAAATATGATAGATTAAAAAGAAAAGGGAGAAATTCTGATGAAAAAATTTATTGCTTTACTTATCGCAGGTATTATGCTGATTGGGCTCTGTGGATGCGGCAATTCTACAACCACCAACTCCCCCACTACTCCAGATAATATCAGCAAAGTAGATTTGCCGAATGACCATTACGGCGAGGGAATGTACAAGGTTGGAAAAGACATTCCCGCCGGAGAATACTGGATAATCGCCACAGAAAAAGATTATTCAGGATATTTCTGTGTGTCGTCCGACAGTTCCGGAGATTCGATTATTTTTAACGAAAACTTTGACACTTGGGTTTATGCCACTGTCAAGGACGGCGAATACATAGAAATTACACGGGCAGAAATGTGTCCCTCGGAAAAAGCTCCGGACATGCACTTCAACAGTTCCGCTGTGCTCGAAGGGGTTTATAAGATTGGAAAGGATATTCCCGCCGGAGAGTACAAGCTCGTTGCCACTGAGGCGGGAAACGACGGTTATTACGCCGTGCTGTCGAGTTCGTACAATTACGGCGATAATATCGTTGCTAACGATAACTTCAGCAACAATGCATATATCACTGTCCAAGACGGACAATATTTGCAGATTTCCAGAGCACTTGGTGAAAAAGTGGACTGACGCAATATTACAAGGGAAAAGCCCTCTCGATTGAGAGGGCTTTTATTCGTTTATCGGAATGATTACTTTACCGGCACGCATGTTGACATTTCTAAGCTCGTTTACAATATCACCGCGCTCGTTCATAACGACAATCGTTACGGTTCCGCCATTGCTTCGTTCCATTTCAACACCGCGCTCAACACCCGAAGAAACACCGTCCACAATTTGGCTGTTGTTGGCAACTGCCGTCCTGCCTCCGATTTGTCCAACCATCTCGGGGCCGCTCTCTCGAGCAATAAAGAGTTGTCCGGTATCAGGATATCCGCCGGATGCATACTGCTGTGCCCCGGTAGATCGGGTTTTTACTGTCACATCGCAGCTTACACCGTTTATATTGTTGATGTTATTTTTAAGCTTGACGAGCTGATCCGAATAATACTTCGTCTTTTTGCTTGCGTCATCCATTGCAGCAGACGTGTTCTTAATAGCCTTGCGTGACTGTTCCAAAGCGTCTTCGGCATGTTCGACTTCTTTTTTAAGAGTTCGATATTCCGGACTAAGCTTTTGCGATATCCAGTTCGCGACATCACGAAAGCCACCTGATACGCCCTGATTTTTCTTGTCAAGTTCTGCCGCCTTTTCGTTTAGCTTATTTTGTGCCTCGGCAAGCCTATCTGACGCAACCTTGTAATTGTCAGTCGCCGTCTTGTTGTCAATTGTTGCTTGATAAAAGGCTTTGTATGACTCAGTCAGAATGTCTTGTATTGCAGCCATTTCGGCCTGTTTCTTCAAAGCCTCTATGACCCCGTAAATTGAGTCCTTAGTCTCCACAACTACGCCTTTGGTCTCGTCGATACTCAAATGCAATCCGTCGATATTCATAGCATTCAGAGTGTCGACCTTGACGCGCATCAAGTCCATTTCATAGGCGGACTTATTTGACTTTTCGCTCAGCTGATATATCTCGTCGGTGAGCATTTTAACTGCACCGTACTCCGCACTGACGGTGTTCAATCCCTCTATCTTCTGATTAAGACCATCCATATTTTCCTTTGTTCTTTGGATGATTGCCTCAGAGGATGCGATGTTTTCTGACAACACCTTATAGGCATCGGAGGATTGGTAGGTCTTTTCTGCAAGCTCATCTGCGCCCTGTTCAAAACCTATGATAGCTCCCGTGATTGCACCAATTGCCGCGACGACCAGTCCGGCCGGACCCAACGCCGCATACATAGCCACTGCAACGGCAGTAAGTCCTACTGCCATAACCGCCAGTTTGGCTTTGGCGTCTTCTGCGCCCGCGCCGAATGCCTTAAAAGCAGATTTTGCCATCGCCAGCGATGCCGCGAATCCTGCCGCGCCTATCATGGCTTTTTGAGTTGCCGACAAACCCGCTCGGAACTGCTTCAAACTGTCTTTGGCAGCACCCGCAGCTTTCTTCCATCCATAACCTAACGCCTGCGCTGTGCTTCCTCCGGTCTCCTTTATCCAAGAAAAACTCTCGGTAAAAGTAGAGACAACTCTCAGCCCCTTAAAGCTATTCCACACGCCTTTTGCGCCGGAGTACCACTTACTCAGAACCTTTACGCCGAAAGCGGCGGTCGCGCCGGCTGCAACTCCCTTTATCACCGGCTCAAGTGCAGAGACTGTGGATTTCACTTTTTCAAGCTTCTGCTTCAGCTCTTCGGCACGCTCCGCAAGCTTCGGGTCAATAACACTGTCAGCATTGGAAAATGGGCTCTTAAAATTGTTTCCCCCGCTCGATACCGTTGTGCTGCTTCCGCCGCCGTTGCCACTATCAGATCCGGTATCCGGCGTTCCGAGACGATTGATTTCATCGATGCCGAGCAAAGCGTTTTTATAATCCTTCGCCTTTTTCGCCGCACTGCCGAGTTTTGTGGACACTTGCTGTGTACTGTTGGCGAGCTTGGAGGTATTTGACGATGTCCGGCTCGTTGCACTTGACGTGCCAAACAATATAGCCATGACTTGCCCGGCTTTTTCGGCGAGGGCAGTCAATCTTTCAAGCAACGCCGTGACCTGCGGAATACACTGCTGCAAAGCCGGCGCAAACATTGACCCGAGCGCGCTCGACAACATTTTTGTCTGAGCTTTCAAAGCGGCCTGCGCTCCTGCGAGTGTGTTCGCATATTTCGCGGCATCTCCGGTCTGGAATGCCGTCTCCCGCATGATGCCCTGTGTCGTGGCTATGCGCTTTTCTGCGTCGGTCAGCGTTGCTGCAGTCTTGCCTATCGATGCCGCATATTCGTCCCATATAACGGACAGGTTTTTTGTAACGCCGGCGTTGTCGACAAGAATGCTGTTTTCGTTTTTGATACCTTCGGCTGCGCTCTTGATGGCTTCGCCCATCGTCATACTGCCCTGACGGTTAAATGCCGCCGAGTCTTTCAAGTTGGTCAGTATGGACTGTGTCTGCTCGTCGGAATACCCTGCCGCCGCGAGTCTCTTATACGCGGTGTAAGCGTCCATCATCGGGATAAGGCCGTCTTTGGTATACGATTTAAGCCACGCTTTCGCGGCGTTCAGGTCTTTTCCCTGCGCGGTCAATATGCTCGACAAGCCCATCTGCGCGGCTTCGTTTTCCGCATATGCGTCCGTCAACTTCTTGACCTCGCTTACTACTTCCCGTATGACCGCAACGGCAGCGGTAGTTTTTATGCCTGTAAAAAGCTTTCCAACACCCGCTCCCGTGCGTGTTGCCTGCTGTTCAAGCGACCCCAGCCTCTTGTTCGCCTTATCAATCTTGGCGTTAAAGTCCTTGGTGTTTGCTGTAATCAGCACTTGCAGTTCTTCAACTGTCATTTTTTTCACCTGCCCTGTGCCTTGCGGCGTTTTTTGATTTGGCATAAGCGGACATCCGAGCTTTGATTACCATCCACCCGGTTTGCTGCATGCCGAAAGCTGACGGGAACGCCTTTTCAAGCGTAGGATATTTTTTCGGGTCGTTAAACGCGAAAGAATCAAGCTGCCCGAGATTCCATATCAGCTGTAACTGCCATTTACGCCGCTCATTTTCCGCCTTTTGCCTTGCGGATATAAGGTCCTCAACCTCTCCGGCCGAAATGCTCCAGAATTCGTCCGGGGTTATCCCGACCGCAAAAGCGCGAGGTTTGAGATCCGCGACCCACTCGGTCGCTGAGGAGAAGATTACTCTATCTCCTGCTCCTCGTCCTCCCGCTCCATGTCCGCTATCTGTTCCGGTGTAAAAAAACCGGACACCTTCATAATGCCGAGGAATGTGTCCGCTCTGTCCTCGAGGGTAAAGCCCTCGGCTTCAAGCGCATCGATGAGCTCATATGTCTTGGGGAGCGTCATATTCGCCTGGTATTTCTGCAGCGCGCCCCAGAGGGTCACTGCAAAGACCTTGGTGTATGCCAGCTTGTCAAGAGCTTCAAGCAGGCTGCAGCCTATACGGTCTTCCACTTCGATTTTTGTCGCCGTCGTGAGCTTGAGCTTGTACTCCTTCTCGCCGGCGGTCAATCTATAAAAAGGTGCATTACACGCAGTAAGCATAGTTGTTGTCTCCTTATTTTAAATTTTCGGCGGAGTTTCCCCCGCCGATGTGTTCTTTAGCCACCGGACGAGGTATATTCCTCTATATCCGACGATGGAGTGATTTTTGCAGTAAAGGTCAGCGCCTCTGCGACGCCCTTTCCGGGCATCGAAAGTGACACTCTGCCTGTCCATGTGAAACCGGAACCGTCCGGGAACAGCAGAATAAAGGTCTTGTCTGCATCCTTAGCTCCCTTGAGGGTCGCCCAGTTCGTGCCGGTCTTCATACCCTCATAGCCGAAAGTAAACGCCATATCCCCGGGGTCGGAAAGCCCGGGCTTATACTTTCTCTGCGTGTCCTTCATCGTGGTCACGTCGATTTTGTCCGATTCGCCGAGCATATCGGGAAAATCAAGCAGACCGGGAACTTCAGCTGCCGCTTCTGCGCTCGCGCCCATTTTCAGAATCACGCCTATAGAAGTCTGATAATCTTCCATTTGTACTTACCTCCTTATTAACTGCGGTAAAACCGCTTCGTGTTGTTGTCGTAGACTCCGTTATAAAGCAGGACGGTGCGGTATAACACCGTACCGTCCTCCTGTTCGTCCTCAAGGTGGTTAGGACTGCCGCGAAGCAGACCGAGGCGGAGCATTGCATCGTCGACTTGTCTCTCGACCTCGTTTCTGCCCTCCGGCGTCGCCATCCACACCTGGATCTGCACGGCGATCCGGGAAAAATGATCCGGACGCGAAGAGGATGGCATTTTAACGGAGTTATCCATCTGCTTTATCAAACCGTGCCGTTCAAAACTCTGCGGATATTCCGCAGACCATTTCACACCCGGTACGGCGAGTGAAAGCACATCATAAGTCACCTGTTCGATATCAACCATTTTTCTGACCGCCTTTACGATTTATTTCCTGCTGTATCGCGCGCTTATAGCACTCGAGTATTGCCTCGCGATTGTTTATAAGCGCAGGATAGAGATACGGCTGCGCCTTTTGTCCGCTTATCATTCGCCAGCCGACACCAGGGATTTTGCCGCGCCACTTGTCCGCCTTGTAATGGATCCCGCTCGGGAGCTTATGAGGATATGTGCCGTTACCTTTGGGACCCGTACCGAATTCCACATAGGCGGCGTATTCAACATTGGTCAATACGCTGCCGATATGCTTGCTACCCTCGCGCTTGTAGTCGGTATGCAGCGACGCGCGCAAGTTGCCGTTATTTACTGGACACAACTCTTTTGCGCTGTTGTTGACTATTCGCGCCGCCTCGCGCGTGCCGTTTGAAATAGCAGTATCAGTGCCGCCGAGCTTTGCGAGCTTTTTAGCCAGCTCGCCGAGACCCTTAACTTCAATGCTCATCGGCTCACCGCCTTGCAAAGATACAGCGTGTGGCTGTCGTGCGGCTGGATCTCGGTGATTCGGTAATAAGCGCCACCGTATTTCACATAGTCGCCCTTCTCGACAGCGAGCGTATCGGATGTTGAAAAGGTGGCGTCTTTGTTGCACTGCAGCCCCCATTCCTGCGCCTGCATAGCGTCGGTAACGAGTCGGAAGTTGACAGTAAAAGAGCCCGCAGGTGTTTCTGCGGGCTTCACTGTTTCGCTGCCGAGCGTTCCCGTCTGTTTGACGGCTTTATAATGCTCGACTGTTTTGTCCTGGAATACGGCGCGCTGTGCGCGTCTGAAGGCGTCGGGGATCTTCACCAGAAAAGCCTCCTCCACTCGTTGAGCATCACCTTTTCGCTGTCGCTCAGTTCCGCCGTTGTGGCGAGGTCTGAGTCGCTGTGCTTAAAGCTCACGCTCTGGTCGCCGTCCGTTATGCTTGCAACGGTCTGCGCCGCATCGGTAGAGCCCGGCTGCTGCGTGCGGTAACGCTGCGCGGCTATCTCTGCCACAAGCAGATCAAGACCGGGAACAAGCTCACGCCGCTTGGTATATCGCAATACCTTTGACTCGACGCTGTCCAGCAGATACCGGGCAGCCGGCAGCGACATTTCCTTACCCAACATCACGCGCATCCGGGCTATGAGGTCGGCCTTGTTCTGCTCTGTCATATCAGCCCACCAGCCTTGCGGTCATGTCGCTGTCAAGGGTCTTGACGCCGTACAGGATATCAAAGCTGACGCGGTCGGTCTTGTGCTTGATGTCGTAGTCATATACAACCCTGATAGCAAGACCGTTCCTGCTCGACGCAATAGCCGCATTATTCGCGCCCATAGGCAGCTCAAGCTGACGGGTGACGAGTGCAAGGCCGTTGCGGTGGAATGCGAGGGAGTGAGTCGTTTTGACGAGATACACCTTGACCGCCGCGTCCGAGGCAATAGTGCGGTGGATAGGCTGATCTATCGCGACCTCGGCGACCGCGCCGCTTGCGGCAGTTGCATCGGCGGCAAATCTGTAAAGATAGCCGTCGAGGATAAAGCCGTCGCCCTTTTTAAAGGTGCCGGTCGCCGCAGTGACATCCGAGAGTGCGACCTTGGTCTCGCCGGCGGTGCAGGAGACTTTTGCAGCGGTCGCAGTGCCCGCAGTTGCCGCGAGGGTATCGGGGGCATTCTGCGACATATAGGTGTCAAGACCATAGATAGAGCCGAGCTCTGCTGAGCGCAGGGCGTCGGAGTTGCCCGCATATGCGACCTTCGAGAGGTTTTCCGTGGTCAGATAGCGATACTTGTGCGTCGGGTTGACGAGCAGTCTGCGCTGCTGTATCGGTACGCCCTTGAGGTCAAACGCCTTGGCAATGTTGGCAATGTCCTTGAGGTCGGTCGCGTTCGCGGTGCCGCTCACGGCATTGCCAGCATTCGCGATGCCCTCAGCAATAATATCGCTGTCGATAGCCTGGGATATGGCCTGCACCGCAGGAGAGATGATCTGCTCAGAAAATGACTTGATGTCAAGGGTCATTTCCTTGGAAGTGACCGGAACGGTGACATCGCGGAAATGGTCAAGGGTCACCTTGACACTGCCCTCGTTCACGTTCTGATCTACGGTCTCGCCGACGAAGTTCTTCGCGGAAAACTTCGCGGGCTTGCGGATGGTGATGGTATCACCGACGTGCGCGAACTCCTTGGAATAGTCCTTATGGACAAGGTCGGCAGCAACGAGATTGTTCTCGAGCACCATAAGAGCCTCGTTCGCGACTATCTGAGGAGTCAGAAATTTGTTTGACATTTGTTAAATCCTCCGTTTTTACTGATTTTTGCGCCAATTTACATAATCGGCATAGTTTTCGGGGGCTTCGCCCGGTTCGGGGTCTCCGCCTCCGTGGTCGGGGTCTCCGCCCCTCTGTCTGGTTTCGACTTTGTCAAAGAGATAGGCGTCGCTTTCTCTGATTGCTTTAAGCTGATCGTCAAAGCCCTCGAGCTTGCCGTCTTTGTCGAGCTTCACGCTGCCGGGCGTTATCAAAGCTTTTATCGCTCTTGCGTTCTTGCCCTTGGCGGCTGTAATAGCGGCATCGATAGCGGAGTCAAGCTTCATGGCGGCGATATCGCTGTCATACTTAGCCTTAGCCTGCTTGTTCTCGTTCTGCAGCTGTGTAATCGTAGCTTGCAGCCCGGCGGTATCAACCTTTTTGAGCTCTTCAAGCTGACCGTCCCGCTCTGCTATCTGACCCTCAAGGTTCTTGACCTTATCGGACTCGGCGCGAAAATCTGCTTTTGAAACAAAGTTCTTGCCGATATAGCTCGCTATCTTCTTGTCGATGTCCTCGGTGTGTGCGTCGCCTAAAATGTCTTTAAGCCAGTCCATGTCTGTCCTTTCCCGCGCTCCCTTTTTACTTGGCCAGTCCCAATATTGCGCGACACCATTTTGCTCCGGGTGGCGGATAAATTTGGATATAAAAACAACGCTTTGCATTTGACTGCAAAACGCTGCAATTATTATGTTGTGATATGACAAAACCGCCTCGCTTTCGCTTGGCGGCTTGTTATTTATTATTGATCCTCTTCGTCAAGAGTATCTTTTCCGAAAGCTTTTATATAGCTCTCGGTGAGGTCTTTTATGATAATCGGGGCTTCTTCCTCGTCCAGTATTCCGTCGAGGCGACCTTTGAGCAAATCCTCATAGTAGAGATAGAGCTCATCGCTCATGGCTTCGCTGAGATCGTTGTTGTCCACTTCCCACTTTATCAGCGGAAGTACCGCGTTAAGGCGCTCAGCTTCTTCGAGGATATCCTGATCGAATTCTGTAAGATATGAGTTTTCGAGCAAATCCCCCGTTTTCGGCTGTATACCCGTGCTTAAACGGCTTTCAAGAAAATTTTTTGCCCACTGATAATCAAGGTCATACTTCATCTTTTTCTCATCCTTTCTTTCCAAACATTTCCTTCAACCTTTTTGTTTGAGATAACATTTACCTCAACATCCGGGTATAGTTCTTTAAATTGCTGCATTACCCCTTTACAGCTATCGCACATTCCGCGTTCGGAAAGCATACATATCTTTTTAAAAGGGCTCGCTTCATACAAATCGGCGAAGAACTCGAAGAGCTTTGCTTCAGTATCATTGTAGGTTTCTTTTCTTATTGTTCCGTCCATTTTGGGAACATCTATATATTTAAAGCGGCGAGCTTCTTTAAGTAAAACTAATTTTCCGGTTCCTTTATATCCTCTGCTATCTTCCACTTTGGATATAGCGCTATGCGCATAATACATATTGTCAAAATCATCATCGATATATGCACCGGCAATGTTTCCGCTTCTTTTAAATCCGCTTGTAAATTTCAGTCGCTTCTCATAAATAACCTTTTTATCAAACCGCAAGATTTCATCAGTAGAGAAATTGCCTGAATCTATCTTGTATTGATTCACAAAGCGGTATTGCCTTTTAAGCGTCTTCCACTTTTCAGGATCATTATACTTTATTTTTAAGAATTCATCAAGAGAATCCGGCACATTTTCTTTTAAGACTGCCGAATACCGCTCGAACTGGTCTCTGTTGTAGGAGGACACTTGTGTCAAAGTCTTGGGCGGGTAATATTTAAGCTTCCCGGTAAGAGGATTTATATTATCCGCAAGCCACTCCTCATATGTCGTTTCTGCCGGAATAAGCACCGTTTTCCCGGTCTCGGGATCCAATGCCCGGCGTTTGAGTTCAGCTCGGTTTTGTCCCTCTATGACTGCCGTCGTAGTACAACGGTCATTCGGATGGAGCGGCGGATAGTTTATGCCCTCTTTCGCTTCGGAGACCGGAAAAGTCTTGCCGTCCAAAGCGCCGCAGACATCGCAGGTGCGCCCGTCAAGAGTGGAGAGGAATCTATATTCCGTTATGCCTTCCTCTTCGTATGCCGCTTTTTCAGCAGCGTTGTGCACACGGTTAGTCTCGGTGCGTATCAGCCGCATCGAGCTGTACATTCCGGACTGCATCGCGTCGGCGAGCTGGCGCGCCATTACCTGCGGACCCGCTCCCGTCATAATTCCACGCGCCACAATACCGTATGCGCTGTTGGCAAGCGCGGATGTGTTCTGCCAGATACGGTCGGAAAAATTCGCGCCTTTCCATCGGTCATTTACTATGGTGTTTACGGCACCTTTCGACAGGGCTGAGAACTCAAAGCCTAATCCCGTGCCGATCTGCGTGTCATATATGCTGCGATAGTATGTATCCCCGCTCACATCTTCAAGTAGTCGCTTGAGCTCCCGCTTCTCCCGGTCGGCAAGCAATGCCGTTTCCGTCTCGATATTGGCTTTCAAAGCCTCAAGGCGGTTTATTCTCGCGGCGTATGCCGGCGCATTGAGACGGGCAAGTGCTTTTCTCTTTATGACCGGGTCTTTTATGTTATTAAGCTCTTTGCGCAGTGCTTCCAATTCCGCTTCCGCTTCTTTGGTGTTCAACATCCGACGAGCTTCTTCCGGCGTCAATTCACTGTTTGCCGCATAACGCGAAAATATCCGGTTTATGCGGGCGTCGAGGTCTTTCTGCGCCTTGGCGTATAACTTGACGGTTTTTGTCTTTATAACCCGTGTCGAGGCACGTCGAGCATATTCCTCGCGCTGCAGTGCCCGCTCCTCCCAATAGAGATCAGAGCGCATTATTCATCATCCTTTTCGGAATCGTCCTTGTCGTCATCGTCGCCGATAAACATCTTTGCGTTTTCCTCGCGCTGCTTCTGCAGCTCTTCATACGCCTGCGCGACATCATCAACAAACGGGTGCTTTGCTAAAAGCATCTTATCAGGTACAAGCCCTTGCGACTTCTGGATTATGTCCACCGTCTCCGCATCATTGACTATCGTCGACTTGTGGACATCGTATTTGATAAGCGTATAGTCATAGTCGGTACCGTTCTTCAGGTTGATATCCTGCGTAATAAACCATGACAGCTCTTTCAGCATGACCTTTAACTTCGAGACAAGCGGGTCAGCCTTGAGGTCAAGCAGGGTGTAGCGGAATTTCAGACTGACGCCTGACGGCGCGCTGCCAAGCTTTTCATCGTTCATATCAATGCCGCGTCCGATATGGTATATGTCCCGGCGCAGCATATCGAGCCAGGCGAGGCGCTCGGTGACATTCAGCGTGACCTGCTCCGCACTTATCTTGCCTGACGGATCGCTTATTGACACCGCCTTGTTTATCTGCAGTTTCTGCTGTATCGCTTTTGCGGTCTCGCCGCCGTATCCCTGTATCATCCAGTAAAGCTCGACGAGGTCTATCTGATTATTCGTCGACGCGGAAGATATCAGGTTATATGCGTCAAGCAGACCCTTGATTCGCGAAAGGTCGGTCTGATGCGCAGAGTTGTTATAAAGCGGAACAAACGGGATTCTTCCCCACGACTTTGCCTCAACCGAAACGCGCTCGTCGTTGATTATCTGCTCGTTATACCAGTGCGGGCTGTTGCTTTCAAGCACAAACTCTCCGGCATCGTTTTCGACATAGCGTTTTACCCCTGTCGCAGTCCACCACTCTACCCGCTCCCGCTCCATCTCTGTGCCGTTTTGCACGACGGTTATTTTATAATGGCGGAAAAAGTCGGTAATCACCTGCTGATAGCTCATATCGCGGCAGGCAATACATTCCGTTGTCGGAATAACGACAAAACAAAGCTTGCCGGCTGCCGAGTAATAGACATGCAGCCATCCGACGATACAATTCGACGCATTTGTCGCGAGGTCGGGGAGCATGTCCATAAAAGCCTCGTCTGAGGTCACTGCGGTGACGGCGTCCTCAAAAGCTTTCAGGCTCTCGTCCACACTTCCCGCTCCGTCATTTGCGCCCTCGACGGAGACGGAAAGCGGCTTGCCGAGGATGTACGCGACTTTCTGATCGACCATCAGCGCATGGAAATTATGCACGTTGTGGTGATTCGAATTGTTTTCGTTGATTATCTTAACACCGCCGCGCTTTATGCCCGCCGGGCTGTTTTCGTCTTCTTCGTAGACGACCGTTTCGCGGAAATCTTTCTGCAGAATGTCCTGCATACCGCGATAATACCGGAGTCCCTCGCATGCCGCCAGATAATCCGGGTCTTCCCGCGCATTTTTAAGCACGGTTTTGATAATCTCGTCATCCGTAGCCGTATGGTGATACGCGAGCTTTTCTCTTATCAAGTCCATATTGTTAATCATTAAGTTACCCTCACATTCTGCTGGTCGTTCTCTGTGGCGTAGCGCGTGGCGTCAATCGTGTGGTTGTCTCTATCGGGATAGTTCGCCTTATAATTGCCGTCCTTATCCCGTTCGAGCTCATACGATGAAAATTCCCGCGCCGCGTTTGGACAGCGGGCGGGATCTATTATTATTTCGTCGAGGTCGCGCAGCCATTCTATGCCGTGCTTCACGCTGTCCGGACCCTTGCGTGCGCCTCTGACTCTCAGGCCGTATTCATACATATCCGCTATAGACTTCGGTTCGGCGGAGTCTGCGATAATTTCGCCGGCAACTCCACGAGATTTTATACGGTCGGCGGCAAGTCTGTTGCTCATGCCCGCCGCGTATATCTCGTCGTATATGTACAGCCGCCTGCGCGGCTTGTCATAGTTGCACGATATAAAAACAAACGGGTCAACCGCATAGCCCCAGTCTATGCCGCGCCTGATACGGTCAAACCGCGCAATCTCTTCATTGCTGATGGGTCGGATACTGATGTTCCGGAATACCTCGCCGCCCGTGCCGGTGACTTCCCCGAGGAACTCGTGCCTATATCGTTCCGGCGAGTGCTGTTTCAGGTGCTCCGCTTCCAACAGCAGCGGCGCGCCTATCCAGTCCTGCGGCACAGTCAAATATGTGCTGTGATGTATCAGGCGGTCGGCGCGCTCAACGCGCACCTCATCATTCACCCACGCCCGCAGCGACTCAGGGGGATTGTACGAATAAAAAACATCGAATTTACTGCCGCCGCGCATGACCGACTGCAGCACATTATCGGTTTCCCGCATCCCGGAAAACTGATTCCATTCCTCGAACCAGATATAACGAAAATAGCCGAACGGGATTTTTATGGACTTGACTTTCATCGGATCGTCAAGACCTCGAAACATAATCGTTTGCCCGCTCGGCAGATATGTGATTTTCATCGGACTGACCGTCGCTTTAAAATACTGCGACACGCCCAGTTTATCAATAGCCCACAGCATTTGTGCAAAAACGCTGTCCCGCAGCGTGTCTGCAATTTTGCGGAACACGATCGCGTGCGCGTCAGGGTTTTTAATGATGCCGCAGACAATTTCAAGCGATATATAGCTGCTCTTCGTGCTTCCGCGCCCGCCTTTAAGCACATAGTGCGTATGCTGCCCAGCACACACATCGCGATGCACCTCATAAAACGACGGCGCGATTATGTCAGTAAGCCTGACGGCCATGTTAGCCGCCCCCTATATCGTCGATAATCTGCGGCGCGTTGACGGAGACTTCAATTCCATCCTTAAACAGGCTGAAACGCTTGCCAAGCAGCTCCGCAGCCTTCAGGCGCTCCTTTTCGTCCGGCGGCTTATCCAGCACCTTTGCCGCACTGCAGCCGTCGCCTTGACCTTCCACAACCACGACGCTCGCCGTGCTGTCTCCGCGCATCACGGCGGTGAGGTACTCCATGACCTCCTGCGCGTCGGCTATCTTTTTCGAGCTCAGCTCTTCGAGTTTTGCTTCGATGTAGGCTTTAACATTAGCATTTGTTAGCAGCCTTGACGCATTGGCTCTCGCAGCATCATCCGATTTTATCCGTGGATAAGCAGCCTTGTATGCTCTTGTCGCGTTGCAGTCGACGATATACTCATCTGCAAACCGCCTTTGCTTGTCGGTCATGGGTTCACCTCCGTTCTTGTCGTAAATCAAAGACCCCGCTATTTATGACGCCGCGGGGAAGGCGTGGTGAAAGGGGACACAAAAATGAAGAATAGAATATCGGTAACATTCTTCAGCTTAAAGGTTAGCACATATGTGTGTGCCATGTGTGCCAACTTTTAATTTTTCGCGATAAATCTGTAACAGATATGCTTGACGCTGTAAGAACTACTACCGATTTTATCCGCCACATCTTCCCATGTCAGTCCCTCGATAAAGCGCAGCGTGAATATCTGCCGGGTCAGGCTGTCGGGAATATCCGATATGTAGCGCTCAAGTCGGCTGCGCTCATATATGCGCTGCTCGATTTTAGCCTGGATTATAGCTTCGAGATCCGTTATCTCCGCTATGCAGCGTTCAAGCGCAGGCTCAGGGTTCGGGCTATGCGGCATACCGTCGTAGTTCGGCGACCTCGGGCAGAGCAAATTTGCCCGCAGTTCCGCAAGCCTCTCACGGTCAAGCTCTATCTCCTTGTCAAGGTAGTACAGCTGCGACAACTCTTTAAGCGTCATTTAACAGCCTCCTCTCGGGTCTTATCGTGCTTTTCAATCTCCGGCTTCAGACAATGCCAAAACGGGCACAGAGGCTTTTCTCCTCCGGTCTGGACGAGAAACACACAATGCTCATTCGGACACATCTCAGGCACTGATGTCACCGCCCCTCATGATATCCACCGTGCATAAAGCTCGCCAATCTTTCCGGCACATCTGCAAATTCGTCCCCATCGACACCCGCAAACACTACCGTTCCGACGAAGCTATGACCGCCTATATCGAGATTGTACGGCAGGTTCCAAAGTATGCCTTCCTCGTTGCAAATAATCACAAGACCTGATGCGAGTGTCACTGTCTCGATGTATCCGCCGACGATGCTCTGTAAAGTGCCGAGGTCGTTTGCTACAGTCTTTATCTCCGGCGCTTTTCCCGGTTCTTTGATGATGACCTTTATTTTTTCTGCCATGATTTGTCTCACCTTTCTGCTTTGACTTTCTGTATTCGCGCTTTAAGTACGCGCATGACTGTATCGTGTGTGGCTGCCCTGTCTCTGATGGCTGCCATAACATCCTCATCGACTCCGCCCTGCACGACGAGATAATGGACATACACCTTGTCATACGGTGAACCCTGACGCCACAGGCGGCATTTACCCTGATCGTTCAGTTCGAAGCTCCAATTCGGCGTAAACCACACGATATGCCTGCCGCCCGCCTGAAGATTAAGCCCGTATGCGCAGCTGCTCGGATGTACAAGAAGCACATCAATTCCGCCGGCATTCCATTCGTCTTCATCTTCCGTACCACGGTATACCCGCACTCGCAGTTTGGTCTTCTCAAGTGCAGCGAGTATGCGGTCGCGGTCGTGTTGGTAGCCGTAGAATGTGATGCACGGTTCGCCGTTCAGGCTCTCAATCAATTCGAGATATGCCTCCAACTTCGCGTCGTGAATATGTACCACCCGGCGGTCATCGTCATACATAGCACCGGCGCAGAACTGCTGCAGCTTTCCTGTCAGCACAGCCGCCGTGTTCGCTGTTATAACATCCTCGTTGATTTCCAGCAGCAGGTTCTTCTCAAAATCGCGGTACGCCTTTTGAGCTTTTGCATCAAGCACCACCGGAATCTCGTGGCTTATGCACTCCGGCAATTCGAGATAGTCTTCTGCCTTCATGCTGACGCAAATATCGCTTATAGCGGACAAAACTGCTGTTTCCGCATCGCTCTTGGGCTTATAGTCCGTAAAGTGACCGCCGTGCGTGTTGGCATCGAAGTATCGTGTCCTGAACTGCGTGATGTTTTTACCCAGCCGCGCGCCCTGGTCAAGTAACCAGACCTGCGCCCACAAATCCATTAGGCTGCGCGATGACGGCGTGCCGGTAAGGAGTACCGTCTTTTTGAAAAATCTGCGCACAAGCTTTAAAGCCTTGAATCTTTTACTGCTGCCGTTTTTGAAGCTTGTGCTTTCATCAAGCACCACCATGTCAAACGGCCAATCCTGCTTGTAATAATCAACCAGCCAGGCTGTGTTCTCCCTGTTGATAACATATACGTCGGCAGGTGTATTCAGCGCGCGGATGCGCTTCGCGCTGGATCCAAGAACAGGAACTACGCGCAGATGCTGCAGGTGATCCCACTTCGCCGCTTCCTTGCTCCACGTGCCCTCCGCAACCTTTTTCGGCGCGATTACAAGCGCCTTGCAAATGCTCCAACGATAGTACTTCAGGATGTTGATTGCGGACAGCGTTATGGATGTTTTGCCGAGTCCGGGGCGCAGGAATAAGCCGACAGCCTCATCATTCACTATGCGCTCGATGCAGTATGCCTGGTAGTTATGCGGCTTATATTCCACCTGCCTGCACCTCTCTTACGAAATCGTCGGCTGCCTCCCTCTTGTCAATCAGCCATACCGGAAAGCCGAGAGTGCTCAGCTCCTGATGCACATGCTCCTGCAGCTTTCGTGCCTTTTTGCCGGGGGCTTTAAGCTCCACAAAATAAATCTTTCCGCCCGGGAGAAGCACAATCCTATCCGGCATACCATTTTGGCCGGGGCTTGTGAACTTCAGCGGCCAACCGCTCAACCGCGTTTTTACCGCCTTGCAGAAGTACTGTTCTATTTCTTTCTCAAGCATTGTTTCCCTCCTCCGGCAGATACCAAAACCAATTTGTCTCACTATCCTCATTTATGAGATGGAAGGTTTTCACACCTAATTTAACTCGAGCTTCTTTGAGCTCGCGCTTACTGTACCCGAGCTCCTTTGCTTTTGCGCGTATCGTGTCGCAAAGCACCGGATCTGAACTTGAGTCAAGCTCATTTTTCAACCATTCAGAACAAGTCATTTTTAAGCTCCTTTCGCGCGTCGCGTGTACATGTACACGTAACATGTACACATCAGGCGGATTAGAGAGTTTTTTTACTCTCAAACTCTCTATTTTACTAATCTTTAGTAATAAATGTTACAATGTTACAGTTATCTAAGAATCTTTAATTTTCAATGGTTTCGGTTGTAACACTCGATGTAACAATGTAACAAAAGCCTGCTTTTTCAAAAATTTTGTTACATGTAACATTTTCTTCAAAAAATGCCTAAAAATCATATGTTACACCGTTTGTTACGCGCAATTGTTACGGCGATTTTTTAGTGAATCCACGCTGTACACCGTAGCACCCAAATCGTAAAACCCTTTCATTTTTTCGCCATTCCGGAGTGGCTGCTATTATGGCGTTTATTTCTCGGGTATCAGAATTTTTCATTTCTTTGATACTTCCGCCGAATGCCTCGCACCACACTTCAAGTGCGCACACACGGTCTCGCGGCACAAGATGCAAATTTTCTTTTCCCGCGATAGAATCATCAAAGAACATCCGCCTCCGCTCGACTGGCCATCCTCCGGCACTCTGCGTTCGAGGAATTCACGGATAATACCCTCTCGGCTCGATGTCTCACGGTGCTCTTCTTGCTTGGCTTTTGCGGCCTCTTCTATCGCTCCTGACAGATACAGCGGTTCTCCCGCCTGCCACCGTACAAGCGCCTCAGCCCATATCTGATCGCGTTCATTGTCAAGATCCTTCCAAACGCTCTTTCGGTGCTGCTGTTCGCCCGTGTCTATCGGCCAGAAGCGGCGGTTGCCGGTGGTGTCCTGCAGGAAGTCGGGGTTATTAGTCGTGCCGAAGAATATACAACTGCGCGGCAGTTCTTTGACATTTCGCCCGTATGCCGCTCTGAATCTGTCCGCCCGAAGGCTCAAAAACTGCTTAATGCGGCTGACATCTGTACGGCGGAAAGCATCAAGCTCCGATACCTCCACAAGCCAAACTCCCTGCAACAGCTCCGATGCCTCTTTGCCCTCAAAGGTGCGTATACTGTCGTTGAACCATCCGCAGCTCATTTTGTCGAGCAGCGTACTCTTTCCTATGCCCTGCGGTCCGGTCAGAATCACCATGCTGTCATATTTGCATCCGGGCGTCATTGCACGGGCAACAGCCGCAGTAAACGCCTTGCGGGTTACGGCGCGGTTGTATGCCGTGTCCTTTGCGCCGAGGTAGTCTATGAAGAGACTATCCAAACGAGGGACATTATCCCATTTACCAATCAGGCCGCGCAAATAATCCTTTACGTCATTGAATGAGTGCGAATTTGAATGGAGCGAAAGCGCACCGTCTATCTTTCCGTTGCCTGTTATCTTGTAGACCTTTTCGAGGTACCAGTACAAGCCGGCATTGTCGTTATCGTCCCACAGCCTGCGCTTGTCACGCTTATCCCAAGGGAGCGCCCCAAGCACCTCTCCGCGCCCGGCAAACTCGTTGAGTGCAAACTTTCCGACAAGCTGAGGGTCGTGTTCGAGCACTATACGCACATTGTCTATCGTGCCCTTTATGGCGCCGGTCTGTACATTCTTCTCAAGTAGTATCATCCAGTCAACAGCGTCCTCTTCTTTGTCCGCTGCGACGCCCTCGAAGTCTTTGACTGCGCTCTCATAGCGCTCACGATCCATAAGTGTCGCAACGGCTTTCAGACCGCAGGCATATTTGCACATCTCGAGATAGGACGGCAGCCTGTTTGTCGGAGTGCCCGGCTGCGCTTCATCATCCAACTCAGCGTACTTGTGCAGACGGACGAGGTCGAAAGCATTGACAAGGCGACCGCCGCAGGGGTCGGTGGCGTGGTGGCTGTATAAGAACTTGCCATCGTCATACAGCACCGCACCTCCGGTCGTAGAGCCTCCGAGGTATGTATATCGTCCGGGAGCGCTGTCAACAGGCTCATATATTCCGGGGATGAGTTCATCCATCGCCCGTGGGATGTCGTAAACGCGGCAAAAAGCACCCACAGTGCCGTGTTTATCTTCGGGGTCACCCTGCTTGACTGCTAACTTCGTGAAAGCCTGCTGCCCCGGCAGAGCCGGCCATAGGGACACATCGTGCCAGTCCGAATATTGGGCAAGCACGCCGTCGGCGGACGCAAACGGCTTGTCCCCCACGAGATAGACATATTCGCTATCCGCGCAGCAGCTCGGCCAATACATCAGCCGGCTCGGCTCAAAAGTCGTGGGATCTGTGAATTCAAGTCCGATAAGCTCCGCCATCTTGCGAGCTATCGGCTCATATTCATCCGCAGTCACTGTGCGGTCTAAAGGCAACAGCACTCTGAGTCTCGGTGCCGCCGGCTGATGCTTGCGCGTACTGTACACGCAATAGCCGCAGCCGAGTGCATCCACACGGCGCAGCACATCATCCTTATGCCCCGCGGGTATGCTGTCGAGGTCGAGCGTGACAACATCCCTGCCTTGAACATTATTTGCTTTGCGGCGGTTGCCGAGCAGCGTACCGCCGACAAAGCCGCCGACATCTTTCAGATCATCCTGCTGCGCCTTCTTGAGGTTCATATACTCTGCGAGACTCTCTGTGCCTCGTGCCGGCACTTTTAGCTTCTCCCACAGTTCCGATACAAGCAGGGTCTGCGGATTCCACACGGTGGCGCGCCTGCTTGCACCGTAAGATATGGTTATTTTTCGGTCATGTTGCATATCGTCTTCTCCTCGACCGTTAATCTTTTTTGAAGAATCCCCCGACCCAGCCGTCAGCGTTGAGCGGTAAGCCTGGTGCCCACGGTATCGGTCGGCTCATTATATTTACGACATCGTCAAGCGTTGCAGTGTCCGCACGGCAGTCTATAACAACCTCGTCGTGGATGTGAAATACGACCGGCAAGCCCTCTTTCTCAAGGTTTTCAATAGCCTGCGCCAGGCAATCGCGCGCAACAGCTTGAACGCAATTCTCAACAAGCTTCCCGCCGTAGGTCTCGATGCGTTTCCACTTCTTTGTGGTCTGATCCATGCCCATATATGAAATGGACGGTCCGCCCCACTTGTTTTCTCCAATCTGCGGCGAGTTATAATACAGCTTTCGCCCGCTCGGAAGCAGAACAGTCAGATACTCGACCTCGTGCGCAGCATCATATTCACAAGACACAAGCAGCCTTCCGACGCCGACGCTGCATCCGGTACTTATTGCCTCCACCGCGGCGGAATTCATCTTGTACCAAAGGTCGCATATGCGCTTGTTTGTGTCGCGCCAGCGCTGCACTATATCGGGCAAATCATCTTCGGGTATACCCATATCGAGAGCGCCCATATTTATCAATGCACCCGCTCCGCCCTGATATCCAAGAGCGAGCTCCGCAACCTTGCCCTTTTGCCGCAGGGCGTACTCCGGATTGCCCTTTTTTATTCTTTCAATCGGTACGCCGAACATCTGTGAAGCTGACGCTTCGTAAATTTTGCCGTGGGTCTTAAAAACCTCGAGCCGCCACTGTTCCCCCGCCAGCCACGATATTACGCGCGCCTCTATTGCAGAGAAATCTGCATCGATGAGGACATTACCGTCCGACGCAACAAATGCAGTGCGTATCAGCTGTGACAGCGTATCCGGCACACTGCCGTAAATCAGTCTCAAATTGTCAAGTTTGCGCTGCTTTACGAGATTTCTCGCGAGTTCAAGCGGCTGCGTGTATGTTCTCGGCAGGTTCTGAACCTGTACCAGGCGCCCTGCCCATCTGCCCGTTCGGTTGGCGCCGTAGAATTGCAGCAGCCCCCGAACGCGCCCGTCAGGGCATACAGCCTGCTCTATCGCATCATACTTTTTCGTGCTCGTCTTACCGAGCTCCTGCCTTATCTCAAGCATACGCTGCACCTCCGGAATATCCGGTGCTTGCGCTATCATCTTTGCAACGGTATCTTTCCGCAGATCTGTAACCTCTTCCCCGGTCTCCTGCTCAAGCCAAGCGGAGAGCTGCTGCACGCTGTTCGGATTACTCAGACCGGATATTCGAACTGCCTCTTGTGTCAGCCGTTCGCGCACGGTTGCTCCGATTTCGAGCGCCCCGTTCACCATTTCCATGTCCACAGCTACGCCTCGGGCGTTGATGAGAAGATCTGTCTCCCACTGCCTCTGCAGCCAGTCCGGCACGGTAATCAGAGAAAGACGCCGTTCAATTTCCATTTCGGTCGTCACATCCTGGGCGTTATATTCTTTAAACAGCTCCCATCGCGCCGGGTCATGGTTCGGCAGATTTCTGCGCCTGCCGCCGTTGCTCTTCGTCGGCGTGCAGGGCACGCAAAAATACCGTATCAATGCTTTGCCGGTGCTGAGTTTACGCTTATCCTCCGGCAAACCCAGAGCGCGCCCCGTGGCATCAAGTCCTGCGGGGTATCCCGCATAAAGTCCGTGAAACATAGTGCAGCGCCACTGTTCCGGAGGCAGCTGCCTCCCCATAAACTTGGAGAGGCAACCCCATTCAAACGCTGCGTTGTATGCGTGCTTCAGACACTGAGGATCGCACAGCGCATCCAATACCCAGTCGGGCAAAAGCTCGCCCTGTGCTATGTCACAGCACACGGACGGAGCACCGTTGAGAGAATAGGCGAAAAGCAGGATCTCGAAATCCGGGCTCGCTATATATTTTTGAGCACCGGCTTTAGCTATCGGCACACTTGAGAATGTCTCGAGGTCGATACTTAAATGATCCATTTCTTTTTCTATCTCCTTACATAGGCTGTCCGGTTATCGGGTTTATTTTAGGTACAAATGCATTGGTTGCGGGCTGTGCTATGGCAAAGCTCTGACCGAGACCCTCAAAGTCTGCGGCGGCGGAGGCTCCTCCCCCGAGGGGCTCTCCGTCACGAGTCTTGAGCACATTGCCGAGACCGCATCCGACGCCCTTGCTTCCTGCGCTGTCATACGGGAAGAAATTTACGGTTACACGAGCGTACATTCCGCTGTAAATATCCGACGGCGCAAGCTCGCAGTTGATGTTATCGATACCGACAACCTGCGGCTTGTTCTTGGTTGATGCCGTGATAACAAAGTGACCTTTGCACTCATCGCCATAGGGCAGCCCGGAT